TGGTTAAGTTGAAGAGTTTTCGGTGTCGCATTTACAGGTTGAGAGTTGAGTGTAAAAAGGCTGACCGTTGATTCAAAATCGTGTTTGTTTTTTCGAGTAGCGAATTTTTTCAGATCTACGAATAATCCACAATCGCCACAGTCAGTAGCTGTCGTAGTGTTGAATGCTAAAAATTCACCACCCCCGAGACTCACGACAGGTTCCATCATATCCTGAGTAAGGCTCAACTGTTTTAATTTAAAAAGAGGAAATTCTACGGGCAGATCATCTGTAGGCACTACATTATCAATTACCTGAATATTACTAGTACCACCTCCTGAGGCGCTTGCACACAATGTAGGAACCGACACGGCGGAGCTTGCAGCGCAGTCGTCACCTCCTCCGGGCGCGCCTCCCTCATTACCACAGCCTCCCCACACAATAAATTCTTTAAATGCTTTTTCGTTTTCTAATTCAGTGCCCGCCACATCCATAGGATCTTCGCTTTGGAATCCAGCATCACCACCCACTACTCCAATATCAACTTTTGCACATAATGCATAATACGGACAGTCTCCTCCAATAACTAAAACATCTCCATGCCCTACTTTCATATCAGTCACAGCCCGACTTTCAGAGTATTCTATAAAAGCATCTTTAGCCTCGCCTATAGAAACTATAGTTTCGGGATCCACCTCTTCGAGCCAATGGACTACAGTCTGCCTTGACGAATCTCCTCGGTCAAAAAATTCGATAACTTCTAGCCGTTTAACTTTTTGCTGAGTCTCAGAAATATCACCCTCTAATTGGCTAATAGCTTCTTCAATAGCACTGAGTTTTTCGTCACTTAAGTCGAAATTAAAATCGCTCATGAAATATATACTATTTTAATTTTCCAAATCCTAGTATTCCCATGTGAAAAAATAGGAGATATGGAAGAGCCCCCCTTCGATGCATAAGAGCTATTTCTATCGTAGTAGTGTGTCCAATCCATACGCCCGCCTGTTGCCATGACTGGTTGTCCTTGGTACAGCGGGTAGGGTTCATCTTTTACATGTTTATAGTCAAAAATTTCAGATTTATTCGTCCCATCAGCTACTTTGATATCGCCAGTATCTGTACTCGGGAATTTAATCCCGTCGGTAGTATTAATAACACGCCAGGTGTTAGGCATCGCTTGTCGAAAGCTAGCAATCCTGTGATTTCCATCGATGCCCACTATGTGAAAATCCATAGAAACCGAAGGGCCTATACTAGAACCACTACCGTTAAACCATGATGATAGTTCTGTTCCCGGGTCTTCTCCAACGACAAAAGATATGTAAGTTTTATACACTACTTGAGAAGATCCACCACCACCAGATTTCCCAAACCTAAGAATTTTGACACCATTATGGTCAAAATCAAAAAGCGAAGGGGGTGCGGACGACCCGCCTCCAGACTGCTTACCCTCGTGGCTAGTCCAATAGTCTGTAACAGGAGCAGCCCAACTTACGCTCCAAACATCAATCCCCGGATTAGACGTGTCTACTTGTGCGGATCCACGAACCCAACTCACTTTAGAACTGTCTGAAGAGTCTAGATAGCTTAACGCATTACCGAGACTAGCGTGTAAGGCTCCGTTAATACTAACCACGGGAACTGCTCCTATGCTCACGTCATTTAACTCAACCATCGGCGGTTTTAAACCTAACGGCGTACTGGAAGCGTTATGAAATGCCGCATAGTCTAAAACCTCAGGCTCATTCGCTTTAACTACGGCTGGTAAATAATCCCAAGGATCGTTAGAAGGACTACCGCCGTTATGGGGGTGGTTAGCCCACGAAGTAGCGTCATATCCTTTTGCATGTTGAGCTCGAAGAACAACAAATTTACGCATTATCTTTTTTAAATCACCACTTTCAGTTACCGATTCTGAATTGTAGGTATTTCTAATCTCTACATAGGTCCGGTTGAGGAAAGCTTTATCCATCGAGCTAGTAGGCTCAATAGCTTGGCTGACTAAATTATAACCCGCAAATTCCTCATCATCAGTTCCGACAGGTAAAAATAATGGATTATTAACATCTTCAATACCCGCCTTACTCGCCCTTGGACCTTGGACCACATACTTACGAACAACGGTGTTAAAACCCGCCTGATTATCCTCAGTTACCTTGGGACGACCGAGTAGTCGGATGGTAAGATCCTGAGCCATTACCAACCCCCTCGTTTAGTCAGTCTTAGTGAACCTTTATGCTTTTGAGGTGAGACCAAAGTCCTAAGTCTTTTTCTCGCTTCATCGGCCATGCGAGCTATGAATTCTTTATTATCTCCGTTATATCGGGGGTCAGAAAGAAGTTTTCCTTGAGCGATTGGATATAAGATATCCCAAACAAGATCAGATGGGATTCTAGGTTCATCAGTATCTGCGGATAGTTCAAGAGGTACTACATTTGCAAATAGTTCAACGGTGTACGCTTTTTCCGGAATTGGGTAGAGGTAAAATCGAGGAGTAACCTTTGTATCAGTTCCATGATCGCGATTATCAATATAATACCATACCGGCCTACCCTTTTCGGGTTCATTATCTTTAAAATTTGGAAAATTAAGACCGCGACCAGAAGGAGCTCGAAAGTCCCAAGAGAAAAGCGATCGGGCTTTGATCTCAGCTTCTGGGCCGGTCATTGGAGAAAGTGGTCCCTCGCCAACGAGGACGGGGATTTTATCAACCGAGGTAACTTCATGTGACAGATCGGCACCCGCCTGATCAGCAACATAGTTAAGCGTGAACTTTTTTTCAGCCCACATTGGTCGCTTACCATCGATCGGAGTGTAACACTCCCGATATGCTTGATTCACATATATTCCAATTCTGTCCTGATCAACTTGAGGTAGATCCAACACGGAGTCTGCTCCGAGCATGCTCGAAAGCTGATCCTTCAGGGATAAGTATGTAATCGCAGCCATAAAGGCATATTATTCGCTACTAACCGCTTCAGCTACCGGTTGGCTTTTAGCCTTTGTCTTCGGTTTGGATGCGGGTCTAGATTTTGCACCAGCGGAAGTCTTCACCTCAGCCTCAGCCTCAGCCTTGGGCTCATCTAAATAAACGGAGAAGTACATGGTACGGTATATTCTACCTTGTGTCCTAAATATATCATCGACCTCTTTTTGGTTTTTCGGTTCGTAAGCGAAATGCCTAATTTCCGGATCCCATAAGAAATTGTATCTCATTTGAGACATACCTTTAAGTCGAATGTTAGGCGTTGCGCCCATTTGATTACTTTTTCCAATTATTATTATTTTCATTTTGTAAAAAAGCCTCTCCCCGAATACTCAGGGAGAGGCTAGGAGGGTTAATGGGAGGGGAAATTCCGAACCATTAGGTTTAAGCTTACGCTTGGGTCAAAGATAGACCGGGAACTTGACGAACAACTTCGACAAGCTGAACTGAAGGAATTCTGCCACGAGTGTCCTTGCGTGCGCCCATTCCGTAAACGGATTGAACACCAACAGCTGACAAGTGTGCTTCGTTACCACTGTTCGCGAAATCGTCGTAATGGAAGATTTGCTCACCGTAGATTTTTCCTTTTGCGTAGTACATTGCGTCTTTACCCATTGCCAATGCATAACCAATTGGGGTACCGAGTTCATTCGCTTGAACAAACATAGCACCTTGGGAGAATGCATCACCAACTTTGGTTCCAGCAGTGATTTTAGCAGCTTCGTTAGGATCACGGGTTAAGGTGATTGAACCGAAATCAGCAGCTACATCAGCTTGATCATAGGTGTACAACGCTTTAGTACCGTCGGTATCTATTCCGAGGATGTAATAGGTTCCGTTATCGTTAGTTCCTAAGGAATCTCCACCACCACCTGGAAGGCGGATGAAAGCTCCACGGAAGTTAGCAGCATAGTCACCGTCAGTTCCGCCCATAGCTCCAGCAGCAGTTGCGTCAGCAATAGCGTTGAATGCATAGAAGGTAGGAAGTAAAGGAGAACCTTGGCGTCCACGAGCGGTGTCGATAAGAACGTTATGATTCGCGATGATGTTGTTATCCCACTTAGCGTATGAACCGTTGTACAACTTATTGTTATCACTTCTTGCGTCCGCTTGAGTAATAGCTTCTAAGTAGTCAGGGTCAGAACGTAATGGACGTAAGCAAGCGTCAGGTGCGAAGAACAAGTAACCAGGAATTTCTTGGTTGATGTCTCCACCAGTGCTCATAGGCTCAGCGCCATTAGCAATAAGTGCTTGTTTAGCTTCTTGGATGATGTCAGTCGAAAGACCGTCAACATACTTAAGAGCATTGCCTGCTCCGGTTCCGTAAGAAGAGATGAAGTTAGATCCAACAGCGTTGTTGAGACAGATTTGACGTAATGCAAACTGGATTTGGTCTTGCTCGGTACGGCTCATCCATTCGGACATGACTTCAGCTGAAAGCTGGTCAATTGTCTTACCGGTGAATCTCATGAGTTTAAGAACTTGAGTCCAGGATACAGCGTGACGAACTAAGTCGACTTCAATGCTGAATGTTCCGAAATCAAGAGTATCAGTATTGTTCTTGAGAATTTCTTCTCCACGAACACCTTGTCCTCTGATTGGAGCAACAGTAGTGAATGTTACTTTGTCTGATCCGCCTGCGCTAAGATCGCGTTTTTCTGTGATTGGTTTACCGCTTCCTTCGCCGCCCATGAACTTTGCGAATACGTTTTTTTCCCGAGCGTCGCGTGATACGAGTTCGGACCAAAGACGTGAACGCAAGTCGGAATTAGCGTCACCGCCGATAAGATCAGCGTAGGAGTTGGTGTTAGTAACAAGATCAACATTTGCCTGAGTACCGTTTTGGTGTAATCCGGCAGCAGCTGAATTTGCTGGTAGGTTTTTTGTAGCCATTTTATTTAATTATTTGAGATTAGGTTTGTTGCTCCTAATTACCTTCTTGGCTGTGCTCCTCCAGGATTTCCAAGCAGAGCATAGATATCATCTTTGTTCATACTGGGAAGCTGTTGGATTAAGCCGTCTGCGGTCATTGGAGCGTTTACAGGTTGTGCAGTAGTTCCTGTCGTCAAGACCTTCGCTTGAGTCCCCATCTGTGGAGCCTGCTGCTGAGGGGCAACGGCTTGAGGCTGTTGCGCTACAACTGGTGCGGGCGATACTGATGCGAATTCGTTGGCGAGTAATTCAGGCCATTTTGGCGAGTCAAAAACTGCGGCGTAGTCGGGGTCGGACTGAGCTTGCGAAACATAATCATCGAACTGCTTACGATAGACCGAAGCCTTATCCTGCAATGATGGGAATCTTTCATAAACTCTGTCTCTACTCTCCATCGCTTTAGAACGATGGGTCTGATAAACTTGCTGACTTCGGGCTTCTTCCATCCGCTCTTTACGGCTAGATAGATTCTGCAATTCGAGTTCCTTTTTCATGATATCACGCTGAAGGCGTAATGCCTCGGTGGTCTCAAGATCCTCTGCTGCTTTCTCTACTTTACCTTCAAGCTCTATGATAGTAGCCCGTATGTCGTTTGCTTGTTTATCAATGCCTTGAATTGGATCGGGCTCGGACGCCTCGACTTGCTCCTGGGGCTGATAAATGGGTTGAGGTGCGGGTTGCGCTTCCTGACCGTAAATTACACGAGAGGCGTCTGAGAAGTCTCCACTAAAGCCCTCAGACCGGTATAGGTCTATGACTTGCTGGTCTAACTCATTCCTTGGACGGATTCGTCTTTTGGCGAGTTTTTCATCCTCTGATTCCTCTAGTTCCTCCGGCTCATGAGCTTCGGCCTCCGGCTCTGGGCTTACGGCCTCAGGCTGTTGGTCTTGGACTCCGGTCGTAGGCTCGGCGGTCTCTGGCGTTATTCCTAAAGCATTGCGAATATCCTCAGTT